ATTCAGTGGCCACCCTTACTGCCAAATCTGAAACCCGTGTTGCTAAACTCATTTTAGTTAAATTAAAGCGTTATCAAAAATCAATGTTATATCTCCTATCTCGTGTTCATGGTCTGCTTTTGCAAAATCATGCAAAGGGTCGGTTGCAAGCCACGCAGAAAATATTGGGTCGGTTTCCAGATCGGAAAGTTCAGCATGAACGTACTTCCCGGATTCCTCGTCATAAACCAAAATGGAACCGTCCTTCAAGTTCGCTACATCAATCGGCTTACCCGCCAAAGATGTTGTATAAACCAATATCCTTCCCTTTCTTGCTCTTGTTGTCATTGCTTTCTAATTACGATTTCCCACTCATTTTCACCCATTCTCTGAATTTTTGCGATCTGGCTTTGGTCGATCTCCAAAAACTGCAATTCCGACAAATCGCCAGAAAACTGAATGTTAGTAAACTCAGGCTCTAAAGTCCTGGTCTGTGTTTCCATTGCCTTGCGCCTTTCCACTTCGGCAATTATCCTTTGATCGCTATTTCTGTCTGGACATCCCATACTTAAGGTATTATTTGTACTCCGTTTTGTTTTTCATAAATGATTTGCCAAATACCGGTCGATACTCCGGTACTAATATCAAGCTGTGTTTCGAGCCTGTAATTGTTCAGGGCATCATCCGGATTGGTTAAGGTAACCCGTATATGGTAGAGCGTAAACTCATATCTGCCCGTCGAAGGCGCAACTATCCAGTCAGAGTTTTGGCAAACTGTATCGAGGCTCTTTGAATGTAAGTAAAATAAGCCCCTGACAATCCGCTGTGTTTCGTTTGTTATTGTCGCCCCCTGGTTATACATATTAAAAGGGTATGCGTTGCGGCACTTTGTGGTGCCGGTAAAATCGGGCGAGATTATGCTGCTGTTTACCGTATCTATATAAGAATTGGCCATTTGAGGTGTGCTATCGCAATCGGCCACCGGGAGCTCGTTTGTCGTGTTCAGCATTTCAATGGTAATTATCCTGGCTCCATCGTTGAATGAGATTGGAGAGGACCTGTGAAAATAGAATGTCCGGTTCACAAATGAATCCCCGCAGGTAAGTAATGTTTCACGCCAGTTCAGGAAGTACCATTTATAATGGTTGAGGTTTGTTTTATCGGATGTATAAGCCAGATAAGTGGCATGGTTTGAAAGCGAGTTGAACGAAGCTTTATAGGCATCGTAATCGGTTTGGTGCGTAAACTCAAGGGTGATAATATTGCCGTTTTTAATTGCAGTAAAAGAGCCCGACATATTAACGTATGTACCTGTTGAATAAACAGGCGTAGAAGTTGCAACCCTCGATTTGCGCAGATAGATCGTATAATCGCCCGATGCCGTAATTGATACGGTGTTTGCAGCAGATACATAAACCGGGCTAAAGTATCTTGTAAAATTGGTTGGGGTACGTCCTGCCACCGTTAAAAAACGGAAATTATACCTGCAATTTACAGCATCCCATGTCAGGTTAACCGTAGACGGGTTAATGGTTTTTATGTCGGCATTGAAATCTCCACACGAAAAATATCCCGACGGCAAACACTTCAGCTCAAGTGTCCAGATTGTATTGTAATTGCCAGGTTCTTTAACCGATGGCTTTATTTTTATAGTAAGGTAATCGCCTGGCGAAAAACTATGTCCGGTCAGGTTAATAACTGAATAGATAACATTGATATCTATTTCTTCCGGAGAAGCGTTTACGCTTGTTGTTGGCAGGTTTGTCCCCACAATATATGAAGCCAGAGGGGTTACTTCGTCGTTGTAAAAGAATTCTATTTGGTCGGCAACTTGCGCCCCATCGAAAAGATATGCAACAAAACCAGCATTATCATCAATAAAGTAACGGATTGTTTTTGTTGCCAGGGAATAATCCTGTGTAGTATTGTAAAAAATTTTGTAGTCATACAGACTTGAAGCTCCGCCCCCTGTCATGCCGCAAGCAAGATTGATTATATTTATGTAAGGAACTTCGGCAGATGGCAAGGCTACATCGAGATCAGCACACCAGTTTTGGCACTTTTTGGGAATGGGGTATATCTTTGCCCCATTGATAACCACATACCGCAAAACAGGTTTCCATTGGCCTCCAATAACAGGGAGCGAGGCGTCACCCAGGAATGGGTGAAATTCCTGAATAGCGGGATCATATCCTTTACCAGTTACCATTGCGTGTTCGCCATCGTGGAACCAGTCAATAACGTACTCGTCAAACACACAACTATCGCTAACAAGGTTTCCAACCGACAAAACCGAAACGGTATTGGTCAGGAATGTGTCGAAATACGGCACACAACCGCAGTCCAACTGCTTTCCACAATTACAATTGCCTATCCTCATTTCCTCAGTATTTTAAGTTTGCCCTTAATTACCTGCGGGTCGCCGGTAAAGCTGCCCGAAGTGTTAAGGGTTACTTCCATTCCTTCCGTAACTTCATTGTCGCCTGTTGACATGGTTAAGGCTTTGCTGCCAATGGTGACATTTTCCAATCCTCCGACCGCAATACCGTTTACTTGAATGGATGAAGCAGGTAGGGAGCCATTATCAACACCGACAATTAGTTCAAGTATGGTATAAGGATAAACAGCCCAATAATCCACCGTGAAAATTTCGGGATAGCCTTGATTGATACAAAACTCAAACTCCCTGTCCCAAATTCCGGTAAGTTTAACCGTCGGCAATTCGTCAATCAGGTCACCAACGTCAATCTCAACTTTCAAACCCTGCGTGGTTCCCCAACCCAATGAAATGCGCACCTGTCCAACCGACCATGTTTCAGGTTCCGGGAGCGTGATCAGCAGGCCGGGCACATCGGGCGAAAGAAAATACTCCGCTCCGGCAGTCCAGTTGCCCGCCATGAACCCATCCGTTACGTACCTGAAATTATGGGCATCAATCACCTCGCTTACTATGCCGCAAACCTGTGCGTTTACATCATTGTCGGCCTGTGCCAGCACGTATATGGTTCCGTTGTGACGTATAGCCTGGTCTTTTGCAAGGCCATGGTTGGGCTGGTTTATCACAGCAGCTTCGGGCAGGTTGCCCTGGTATTTCACATTTCCCCACAACATGGCCGCATAGCGTGGCGAAGATTGGTCTGAAATATGGCCCAACTTATATATGATCTCCCGGTCATCAATATCGAGCTTTACCTCCACATGGTCTTCCTGCACAAACAGGGTTGCCTGGCTTGCGCCCGGTGCGAGGGGCAACCGGCAATAGAGCCAGTACCCTCCGGTTCCGGCAAGGGTTAGTATGGTTTCGGGTATTGTCCAGGTGCGGGTAGGGTCGTAGTGGCCGCCACTGTCGCGCAGCTTCTTTATTTCGTAGCGCGGCAGGGTTTTTTCCGGCCAGTTTTGCACTACCAGTTGCCCTGCGCCAATTTTCAGTTTGTTGTAGTCGCCCTGGTAGTTTACTTCTACCAACGCATTGCGGAGCGAGAACTGTGGCACCCCGGCATCGAACGCCAGCATCCGGGGGTCAATACTTTCGGAGCGCACCGTGCGGTCAACTGCCTGAAGGTCATCGTTGGGGTCGAAAACCCTGGCGCGGAGCTCATAAACAGTTTCTTTATCTTTTCTTATATTCTCGATTAACTGTGCATTGGTCCCCTCAAGGGTGCGTTCAATTCGTTCAATTGCAAACTGCTGGCGCTCTCTACGTGTCAATATCCGATGCTCCGACAATGTAAGTTCATACACCCCTGTATATTTACTGTAAACAAACTGACTGATCCGGTACAACCGGTCAATCCCAAAATCGGTATCTTTGATTGTTATCCGGTCTCCAACTTCAAACCGGTCAGCAATCCCGGCCAAATATCCCGGGTGTACCTTTGCCTGATAAGGATATTCCGGAACGGACCATTTATCCAGATATTCCTGTGCCTGTACGTGCAATTCGGCTTCGGCAATAGTAACATAAATTTCAGGCTGATCGATATCAACCAGTGTGTATTCGTCACCTGCTTGCGGCATCAAAGTTGAGTTTGGCAGAATATACCCCGTCTCGTCCTTGAACGGGATAATCCAAATATAACCGAAGTCATGATCATACTTTTGTATCTCGAACTCATACCCGGCCAGATTGCCTGTTTTTATTCGGATTTTTGCAGTCAAGCCACCAAGCAGATAGTCATTGATGTCGAAATCCAGTGTATTATCTTCAATTCGGTATATTCCACCTGGCCAAACTTCACGTTCCGGTACAGTTAATTCATCTGGCAGTTTCTGATAATACCCTGTTATTTGTGCCGTTCTGTTAGGATAAATATCATCAAAGAATACAGTCTTTTCAACCCCCATATACAGGTTGTCATTCTGCTTGAGTGGACTCCCATCAAACTCCAACCTTCGTTTTCCTCCCCGGTAATCTGGTTTCAGGTTCTTTGCCGCGCCATACGCATACAGAACGGTCACCAGATTATCTCTATTGATCGGCAACCTGCTGAGTTCATACAGCCCTTTTCCTTTGCCGTATTCAAGAGTTATTTCCTTTGTTGCGGCAATCTGATCAACAATATTGATTGTATAATATGCTCCTGGCACAACAAACCTGATATCATATTCAAGCCCATATTCCTGTGCAAGTCGCTTCACAACAGAAAGGCAGTCTTCACCTTTAAAGTTGTGGTTCTTTCTGATTGTGGCTGCAATATTCCCTTTAACGAACTTACCGGCAATGAAACGATCCGAATTGGTCACAATCAAATCCACCAGTGTATCGAGGTTGGCAAAAATATCAAACTCTGAAACTCCTCCGAAAAGGTATTGTGATTGTTTCAATAGGACTGAACCGTGTTCGAGCCTCAGGTTGTAACGGTATTTATTCGTTGAAACTTTTATTGCATCGGGTTTATACATGAAATAATACGGCTCATTGTTCAGGCCGTTGGTATTTACCCATATATAATCGTACATATTGATATCGAGCGGGTACCTGGTTTCAACAGAACAGGTTGTATAGCTATCGCCCTGCAAGGTACGATGAACCTGAAGGTTGTTCGTTAACAGATAATCTTTTACTCCCCACGGCGGGGCATAGTCTTGTACCGGTATGGCCATCCATTTATCATCACCCTTTACTGTAATACGGAGCGTGAATGTGCCGATCTGGTTTTCCTGTACAAAATTGGTTTCCCTCACAACCGTTACCCCGTTTGTTATAGCACAATCATCAATTGAGTTGTAAGGTGTAACCAGGGTGGTCCAGCCTTCAAGCCTCAGGGCATCGGTGAAAGCTATTACTTTGGCTTTAAAATCTGCATAACCATTGCCATGTATCCAGCAATTCAAGATAATTTCCCTGTCGTTATACTTCTGGTTAGTTTCCCAATAGTCAATTCCATCATTGTCAAGCCAGTTTGTACCTTCCAGTGCCGATGCAGGCAAATCCAACACCCCGGCCGACCGGGCAACCTTTATCCCGTATGTTTCAAAATCAATATTTCCAAATTGCCAGCTCATGATGTAACGTTAAGCGTTAAGTTAATCTCTACATTTTTCCTATTATACACTTCCACTCTTACCGCCTCTCCTACAAAACAGGTTTCAGAGAATCCATGATCGGTAAATACCCATGTCTGTTTTACTGCTCCTCTGATTTTTGTCTTGAGATTTTCAACAGCCGTGGCCATTGCATCTTTGGATGAATAGAATCCATATAGTTTCACTTTCACCTTTCTCTCCTCTGTTTTTCGGAGATCAGAATGTAAATTATTTATCTCAAGTATATTTTTATACTTTGGAAGATCCAGATGTCCATCCAACCTGGCCAATCTCATACCATAGGTTGACAATAATGTTCCACCAATTGAATCTGTTGCTGCCATTAGATCATTGCTTTTAGGTAGTTGTTCAAATCACTCAACCGGTTATCAATGCTGATCAGTTTTTCATTGTGCTTCGTATTGCGTTCGATTGCAGCCAGGTGTGTTACCGATTGGTTGATTCCATCAAGTTGCATCCGTGCCGTTTCAAGGTGTTGGGTTTGCACGTTCAAACTTGAATTTGACACCTTAAGCTGTTCATTGAAGATATCCGAATGTCGCATCATGAGTTCATAAACCTTCTGCTGCAACTCCCTGAAAGCGTAGAATTGCCCGGCTATCAAACTTCCGGTTTCTTCGGTCAGGCTTTTAATTGCGCCCTTCATACCTTCAGGCCTTGCCGGGTCGCCAAATGGTGAGATACCAGTTATGTCCTGAATAGACTTTTGCCAGTCATCGGCGGCTTTGATAATCGAATTATATGTTTGTCTCAATTCTGCAACTTCATCTGGCGTGAGCTGGCCGTCTTCCAACGACTTTGCAAAGTCAGCATAAAATTCATTTAATGGACCTTCCAGCACTTGCAAGCGCATTGCAGAGATCAATGCCTGTCGTATCATATCCTCAAAAGTGTCGGCAAAGTCTTTTGCTGCCCGCTTGCCCTGCGAAAAACCATCAATAATTGCCGATGCAATATCGTCGGGAGTGGTGCCGGTCAATATCTGCTGATATTGCTCCTTAAAAGAATACAACTGGTCAACATACTTTTCATAAGCCTGTAATATCTCCTTTACCTGTTCGCTTCCAGTGTTGGCATATTGCAGGATAAGCAGCTTGATACGTTTTTCATTTTCAGAAATGGCATACTCAATTGACTGCAAGGAATAACCCATTAACGGAGATCGTTCACGCTCCCTGCCACTTCCGGTTATTACATCCCTGTAGCCAATAATAGCATCCTTGTCAGGAAGTATTAATGTAGCCTTTGCCAACCTGTTGATTTCGCTTATTGCCCACGTAAGGTCATTCCCTAATGCCTGTATCCCTTTTCGGAATTCATTCAGCTTTTGGGTGCCAAAAGCCCTGGTGATTGACTTTTCAATCTGTCCAAATACCAGGTCAATATTTGAAATATATGATTTCAGCGCTTCAAGCTGCGCCTTTTGACGTTCCTCCTCTTTCTTGCCCTGTAACTCAATCAGGTTGATAACAGACCGCACAATCTCAAAAGCCCCGCGGATGTCGCCTGCTATAATTTTACCGATCCCACTTGTAAGCCCGGATAGTTCTTTGAAAACCTGATTGTACTCACCAAGAAACCCGGTTACGTCTGAAATCAATGAGAACATCTCAGCCTTTGATCCTTTCTTGAAGTCGGTAATCGTTTTCTGGATTGATTTTACCCGTGTCTCGAGTTCTTTAATATCAGCCTCCGATACTCCCGGATCGGAAAGCTTCATATTCAAAATTGCTTTTTGATATTCAAGTGCAAGGTTTAGCAGTTCGATGTATTTTTTGCGGTTAAATACAACTTCCAACTCTGCCTGCTGCTGCAAGTATTGTACAACATCAGCTTGCGTTTCAATACGCTTTATAGCAAAATCCCGGTCAATTTTTTCAAGCTCTGCCGTTCGTGTTTTTTGCAATTGTGCAACCAGATCATTATCTCCCATTTTTTGAGCTGCCCCAATAAGCTGGTTGTATTTGTCATTTACAGCATTTACTTCCCGCTCCTGTTCCGACAAAAAGAAATCGGTTGCCTGTTTCCAGATATCATTTATTTTCTGAGCGGCCTCTTTATTGATCTGTTCAATACGTTGAGCCCTTTGCTTTTCTGCAAGTTCCCGCAATTCACCATATTTCTTTTCAATATCAGGTGGCAATTCCGTGACCTGAGGCTGCCCCAGCTTCAAACCCTTATTATATAGTTCAAGGGAATCCTTTCGTTGTTTTTCAATTTGCTGTATTTCCTGTTGGTATGCCAGTTCAGCCTGTTGCCTTTGTTTTTCCGCACCTTCATCAAGCAGGGCAACCTTTTTTGCCTCTGCTTCCATTGTAAGGGAAACCATTCTGTCAAGGTAATCCTGATATGCATTCAACCTTTCCTGTTCAGATTTAGCCAATTCCTGATTTGCTTTCCGGCTGATCCCTGTCAGGGTTTCGAGTTTCTTTTCAAGCTGGCCAATCTTTTCAATAGTTTCGTTTATGGCATCTTCATCGGCTGCGGCATCACCTTTTCGAAGATCTTCAAGCTTCTTTTTTGCCGTTGCAAGCTCTGATTGTGTCCGCTGGATTAGTTCTGTTATGGTTTCAATTGACACCTGTCCATTTTCGTCATATTCGCTGCTCAGTTCTTTAATAGTCTTGATGTATTCACGCATTTGGGTATCAAGTGAGCCTTGCTCCCTGGTAAGTTCTTTACTGGCATAAGCAACAACACGCATCCTCGTTGCAAGGTCGGTAAATTCCCCCAATGGAAGGGTTTGGTCCGTCAAATCCTTGTACAATCCCTGCAAACCTTGTTTTACCTCAGTCAAGGTTACATCTGTTCCCTGTGTAATTTTTTCAGTTATCTGTTGCAGGTAATTATCAACATAAGCCTCTGTCTGAGCAGTAAGAACATCGCTCATTCCGGCTGTTACTTTCGAGAGGACTTCATTATACTTCGATGTTTGTTTGTTTAAGTTCTGGACCAACGGCTCAACTGATGCCTCTTTATTTCTTGCAGCAACAGTTTCAATGATCGCTTTTGTTACATCGCGCTGTGCTTTGGCAATTTCTTCAAGGCCTGTTTTTTCATCGAGCAATTTCGGGAGATATTGTCCATATTTCTCATTTATGGCTTGAATGGCATTTTTGTGTTGGTCGGTACCCTGTTTTGCATTTTTCAGTGCGTTGAAAGCATCGTTTAATGATTTTGTTTCTTTCGAAAGTTCCTCTCTGAATGCCGATGATTTATCAGTAGCTTCTTTTGCCCCTTTACCAAATGCCACAAAAGCGGTAACAATACCAACAATTGCTGTGGCTGCCAATACATAAGGGTTTGCTTTTACCGACAGGTTAAATGCTTGCTGTGCCGCATTTACAAGCCCCAACTCTTTCCTGAACATCATCATCAACCGAAGGCTGTCTCCCCATGCCGCTGCCTTTTGTATTACCATTGTAGTGATCAATGCAGCCTTGTAAGTGCCATAAGTGGCAACCAATACCTTCAATACATCAATAACGGTTTGGTAATTTTCAACCAGTGTTTTTGCAGTCGATATCACTGTTGTTATACTTCCTTCATTGGCCTGACCGATATTGTTCAGCATCTTCGTCCAGGCATCTTGCAGGTTGCTAACCAACCCGGTGATGGTTGCAGACTGTTTTTCCATCAGGTTGGAAAACCGGCCACTTTCACCCGACATGGATTTGAACGCTTCCTCAACCTCTTTGAAGCCGATCCGTCCAGCCGATACCATTTCTGTAATTTCCTGTTCTGTTTTATTCAGGTTTTTAGCCAGTTCAGAAACAAGGGGTACTCCCATAACCGCAAAATCCCTGAGTTCTTTTCCGGTCAATTTCGCCTGCATCCTCACCTGTCCATAATTGAGGATCAGCCGTTCAATAGGGATTGATAAACCGGCTGACACATCGCCCAGTGACCGCAATGTAGGGATGATCTCCTCAACGGCTGTTCCGTATGCAAGAAGCATTTTGGATGCACCGGCAACGTCTTTCAGTTCAAACGGCGTTGTACTGGCAAATTCAACTACCTGGGCCATCAGTGCATCGGATTTGGCCTTATTGCCGATCATGGTTTCAAAGGCTACATCCAACTGCTGGAACTCACCCCTAACCATGGCAATCTGTTTTACAAAATTACCGGCAAAATTCAGTGAGAAATATCCGGCAACTATACCACCTAACCTGTTGAAAGTATTGTCAACAGTTTGCGCCTCCCTTTGAACATGTTTGGTCCAGCCCGATATGGTCTTGTTTATATTCTGGACATCTTTAATCAACTGTTCATGTGCGATCCGTGCATCAAAGTGTAAACTGCTCATTTTTGCATGTATTTTGCGAATTTTGTTTTCAGTATTTCGATATCTCCTGGCTTTGCATCGCTATCATCAAACTCGTCGTTTTTTGGCTTATCGGATTTTGACTTATACTTGTAGTAAGGCAGATCCCTCATTTTCATCAGCAGGTTTGGCCAGCTTTCTTCCCACATGATCTGCCTGTGTGATAGCTTAAAAGTTTTCTGGATTGCTGCAAAGGCTCCCCAGAAGGTTTCTCCGCCGCAATGTTCTCCGTCGTTTTCGTCCGTTCCAGAAAGTTCATCCCTTTTGTTAATGCCATAATAAAAAAAAAGTGTTGAGCTCCCATTTGCCGGTAAACAAGTGACACGTAAGCGAACAGATATTCAAGTGATTCAACCTTCCATAAAAGGAAATTGGACAAAATGCGTCCAAATAATTTGATCTTTATCCTACTGTTCAGTACCCCATATGCCACGATCTTTGAAAC